CTTCCCCAGCTCCTCGTCAGCTTGTGACTGCGTCTGCAGCACATAGCTCTCAGAGTAGCCGTCGTTCGATACTGAAGCGACTCCGCGGCCCTGCGCCTTCGGAGCTTCTGCCTGGTAGTTGATCACCTTGCAGATGCAGTCCTTCAGCTGATCGCAGTAGTACTCGTCCTCAAGATGGTCAAGATTGAGCTCACCCCAGTGGATGAGGCCCACGACCTTGATGACTTCCTTCTCTGCCAGAGCTTCTGCTGTCGCGAACTGTGACTCTGTAATAACTGAATAAAGGGAGCTGTAATACTCCCACGATACAAGTGCGGCCATATTAGCGCTCCCTCCTTGTCACTTTTTCTTTGCTGCCGCCTTCTTGGCGGGCTTTTTCTCTTCCTCTGCTTCTTCCACTGCCTCAGGCTCTTCAACTAAAACCGGAGCAGGCTCTTCGGCCTGCTCCAGATCGTTGGCTTTAACCTCGGCAGCAGGATCAATCCATCCTACTGTTCTCATAGGCTACCTCCTTATGTTCCAGGTGTGAAGATGACCTTCACTACTGTCGCGTCGGCAGTCTTGGAAGCGATAACGAGAGCAGCGGCTCCAGCTGCGAGGCTTGTGCCGGTGTCTCCTTCTACGTTCTTGACTGTGAACGCGTTGGTGCCGCCTTCGTTGACGAGGATCATCATGTCACCATCGTCGAGGCCGAGGGTCAAGGTCTTAGATGCTGCAGATGCAGTCACGCCTAAGAAGGGGCGCTTGTGAGCATCAGCGAGCTCTGTGTCCTTTGCAATAGTTACGTGATCGTTGAGATCGTCGAGGGTCCAGCCCCCTGAGAATTTCATCTGCATAAGTCAATCCCTCCTTGTCTTTACTGGTTAGGAGTTCTTCTTGTGGAGGTAGATGCCCTTCACCTTGTTCTCATAACCGTCAGCGATGGACACGTTTCTGTAGCCGAACTTCCAAGCGTCAGCGCTCTGGTTCTGCTCAGGTGTCACGATCTTAGGAACGACGTGCTTCTCGAACTGGATGACAGCAGGCTTGTGGACGATCATGAAGTTGATGTCCTTTGCGCCCGTAGCCTTAGCATAGCCGCCAGCCTCTTCTCCGGAAGTAGTTCCGTCGAGCTGGTCGATGGCTGTGTAGAAGCGGCTCTGAGGAACCTTAACTACACCAGCGAACTGTGCGAGGACTTCCTTGCTCTTAGTAGTGTCGAGATCTCTGACAAGGCCTAAGAGTGCAGGAGTGATGAAGAGGTAACGCTCAGAAGCAGGAACCTCATCGTTGTCCATGCCGTCAGCTGCTGCTGCGATGGCTGCGATGACATCTGCACCAGTTGAAAGAGCTGCTGCAGAAGTTGTGCTGATGCCGGAAAGTCCAGCGTAAGCTGCGAAGCGGAAAGCGTCGAGCTCAGGTACTACCTTTGTGCGGATGAACTCGCCAGCGAGTCTTCCGAAGGCCACGCCTGCGGTCTCGATGTTGTCCATGCTGTCGACTGTGAACATGCGGCCTCTGTCGAAGTTGCACTTCACTGTCTCCATCTCAAGAGTTACGTCTCCGTTTACATAGCCGGCGCTCTTGGAGTAGTCTCCGAGGCCGTCCATTGTCATCTTAGGGATGAGGAGCTCGTTTGCGTTTGCGCCCTGCTGCACGAGATCGTTCGCGCCGTCAAGGACTGCTGTGAGTGATGCGTTCTTATATACTTCATCGAGAACGCCTGCGATGTACTGCTTGAATAATGCGATGCTATTAGCCATTGTTATTTCCTCCGTTGTTATTCTGGTTTACGGGGAGGCCTGCGGCTGCCCTGATCGAGTCGAGGAAGCTGTCGCCACTTGTGCCTCCAGTCACTTTTCCGATGGCTCCGATCTTGCCGACCGGTGCCGGCTGGTCTTCGCCGAAGAGCATCTTGCTGTCCTCCGCCTCTGTGAGGGCCTTGATCGCCTTCTCGACATCGGCCTTCTGGTTCTTGGAAGCCTTGAGAGTGTCCACATCGAGCAGTGCTTTGATGGCCTTGGCGTTCTTACCATGGGCCGCTGCGATGGCGTCCTTGACGATGTCGTCGAAGTCGCGATCCGCGAGCTGCGCGTTGTAGCTCTTGTCCTTCTCTTCCAGTTGCTTCTTGAGGTCTGCGATCTCGCTGTTGAGCTTGTCCGCATCCACGTCCTTGAACTTGTCCAGGCTCTCTGTGAGGGTCTTGACCTTGTCCTCGGCCGCTGCGAGCTTGTCCTTCTGCTTGTCGTAGTCCACGGCGGTCTTGTAGTTCTCCTTGACCTCTTTGTCGATTGCTGCCAGCTGTTCAGCAGTCACTTCAAGGCCTGCTTCCTTCAAGATAGTTTCGATGTTCTTCATTGTTTCATTCCTCCTAAAATGATTTATTAACCGGACTTTCTCCGGTGGGAAATAGCAGGGGCGGGAGTTGAACCCGCGACCTCCTGGAAAGGAACCAGGCGCGCTTCCGGACTGCGCCACCCTGCGATATAAGCCCCGGATCGTCGGACTAAGCAACGACCCGAAGCCTATTATCTTTTGGTCGGATCCCGACTTCGTTGCTGAAGCGGTGATACTCCGACGTTTTTGCTCTGATCTTGCGATCTACTTCCTGGCGATCCTCAGCGGTCGCCACATACTCTTCACGCTTGAGGGCCCTGATCTCTCGCTCCATCGCTCTCTGCTCCTGCGTGGCCTTGTAGTAGTCGTACGTCTTGCCGTCGACTTCCACGGGCTCATACTCAGGAAGGGGCTCCGGGATCTCGCTGATCCCTTCCCAGAACGGATAGAACGTATGCCTGCAGTTGACTCCGCAGATGCCAGCCGGGTCTCCGTAGCCGGCGCCCTCTCCGCCGTCACATGGCAGCGGGTCATCGAAGGCTGGGTACTTGTCCGACTTGCCTGACATCGAGAAGACCTGGTTCTCAACGTCGGCGTGCTCTTCACGAGCTCCTTCGTGCTGTGAGACGATCACGAGATCGACTCCGGACTCTTTGCAGTTGGCCTCTGTGATCCTTCCGGCCATCTGGTTCATGGATGTCCTCACGCACATCCGCGCGGAGGTGTCGAGCTGGTAGCTCCTGCCGCTCGCGTAGTCAATCGAGCGGAGCCCGGAGTGGGCCATCTCCCTCACGACCTTGTTGCAGGCCTCGTCGAAGGAGAAGGAGCCGGTGGCCACTTCCAGGAGCGCCGTGTCGAGTGCTCTCTGGTAGGCCTGCTTGACTCCGGTGGTGCCGAGGGCTGTGTTCTTGAAGCCCGTCGTCCGGGTGAGGTTCTTGAGCTGTCCGTTCAGATCCTTCTGGAAGGAGTTGATGATCTGCGACATGCCTGAGGGCTTGCTGAGGTCTTGCCCCGCGAGCTCCCACATGCTCAAGTCGTTGTTGTATGCCATCATGCCGGCGTCAGCGACGAGCTTGTTGCCTGCTGCCTTCGCTTCGGCTGTGGTTGCTTTGATGATCTCAGTGACCTCGGCTTTGTATGCCTTCGTGTTCTCGGCCACTTCTTTGATGTATGCCGGATCCGCCTGCAGGATCCTCATGACCTCGGCGTAGATCTGAGCAGTGGAGAAGCCCTGCTCGTGCATGTTGCGGGCCATGATCTCAGCGGTCTCTGTCAGTCTTCCGGTCTTGCGGACTCTGCGGGCTATATCCTGCAGCACGTCCTTCTCCATGTTCTGATATAGGCCGACGAGGTACTTGTCCGCCAGCTTCTCGATCTGTTCATCCGTCAATGCCATGTTTTAGTCCTCCGGTTCATCATCTGCATCAGGATCTTCGCCGTTGATGTAGCTGATCGCCTCCTCGCGTTCGCAGTTGAGGACCTCCATGACGTACTGGATCGTGAACTCCTTCACCTCAGGGAAGGAGAGAGCGTCCGCTCTCATGCGCTCCAGCTTGCTGTTCTTGTCTTCGATGTAGCTGTCATCGAACTCGACGCAGATCTCCTCGTCAAGCTCCCAGGCGGTTCCCTGGAAGGTGTTCGAGAACCAGATGATCGCCTCGACCAGTCCTTCGATGTAGTCGATGGCTTCCTGCCTCTGCTTGTTGAGCTCCTGCATCTCGTCCTGGCGCTCCCCGATGTACTGGGTCGCCGTCTGGATCTGAGCGTTCTCGAACGTGTATTTCTTCGTGCCGTAGCCGAACATCATGGAGAGCAGTGAGAGCGCGAGCTCCATGGCTTCCTTGATCTGTCCGGTGCGGATCTCCGGGTTGTATTCCTGGATGAGGCTCTTCTGATCCGGGAGCTTCTCGCCCAGGAGGATGAAGAGCTTCTTCTGCTCCGCTGTCATCTGAGGCTTGCCCTCGTCGTCCTTCTTGATGGTGGCCAGCAGCTCATTGATCAGCAGGAGCTTGTCTCCTTTGCTGAGGTCTCCGTTCAGGATATTCCAGCACAAGTCGACGATCTTCAGCGCCGGGATGGCGTTGTATAACTTCGGCAGGCCGTAGCCTTCCATGTCGTCCAGGTTGTTGACTTCTGCAGTCCTCATGATCGAGAACGGCTTGACGTCTCCGAGCTGGAGAGTGATGTGGCGGTCTGCGATCTCGCGGTTGTTCTCGTCGAAGACGAAGGTCTCCGCTGTGTACAGTCCCTTCTCGTCACGCTGGAAGACCACAAGGGTCTGTTCGTTCTTGCCTCTTACAAGGTCAGAGCCGACGAAGGCGCACTCGATGATCTCGTCGTTCTCGACGGTCAACGGTACGATGCCGGCTGCGTTGATGTAGTTGATGCGGATGTCTCCGCCCGTCACGCTGCCATTGTCGAGCAGTGTGGCGTTGTCCAGTCTTATGTAGGCGCCCACCGTGCCAGATGCTGCAAGTCGTTCGAGCTGCTTGCGGTACATAACGCCGAAGCGGTTCTCGTCCAGGATCTCCTGAACGCCGTCGAACTTGTTCTCGCTCTCGCCTGCATTGATCTCGATGATCTCGCAGAGGTTCGCGTCATCTGCGCAGCATCTCTTCGCGAAGTTGAGCTTCTCCAGCTTCACCTCCTGGTCGTTGAGGTTCTTCCGTGTGTGGAAGTCGCTCTCCTCGTTGGTGTACCACTGGTCGCACTCCTCGATGATGTTCTGGGCGTTCTGGTTATAGGTGAAGCCCAGCTGTTTGAGTTTTTCGATGGCCGCTGTGACCTTCTGTCTGTCATCCATTCGATCGGGCCCTCCTTAATTTGCTAAATCAATATACTCGACGAAGTCCAGGAAGCAGTAGCAGTTCGCATCATACCAGTCGTTGATGTTGCCGATGTTCTTGTCCTCCGGTCTGTCCGGTTCTTTTGGATCCCACACGAGCGATCTGAGCGCCTTGCGTGTATTCTCGCAGCGGCGGTTGACTTTCAGGCGGCCCGAGTTGAACAGCCTGGAGATCGTCAGCGGGCGATCCTTCACTTCGTTCTTCCTGCACCCGGCGATGTTGCCCTTCGGCAGTCCGTTCGCGGCAGCAGTCGAGCGGAGTGAGTTGATCATGGTCGTGCTGGCCGAGTCCGGGAAGATCCAGTCGACCCTTCCGTACTTCTTCAGCACCAGCTTGTAAAACGCCAGCCAGGCGTTGCAGATGTCCTGCGCATTTATGTCTTCAGTGAGTGGCAGGCCTCCCTCTTCGAGGATCCTGAACTCGTGATAGTTTCCGATGTAGCCCCAGAGGGCGAAGGTCGTCTGCGATCCGTTGCCTCCGAAGTCGACGCCCATGACGATCTTGCTGAACTTCTGCTTCAGCTTGCCGTTCTCATCGTAGAGCTCGGCATCGTCGAAGAGGTACGGCTCCTCGTTGTCTGCGAAGAACCTGAAGACCAGGCCCTCAGCTCTGGCCCACTGGCCGAGGATGTAGCGGTCGTAGTAGACCGTCCCTGCGTACTCCTTGCAGAGCTCGTCCACGAAGCCCTTAGGGAGGAAGGGGTTGTCGTAGATCGTGTACTCCTGCAGATAGACGTCAGCGTCCGAGTCCAGGAACTTCTTCATCCAGTGCTCCGGGTCTGCCGGGTTGCACGTTCCGTCGAAGCAGCTGTTCGGACATCGAAGTCGAGACTTTAACATCTCGAAGACTTCCTGGCTCCAGGTTGTGATCTCGTCGCCGTATGCGTACTCGATCGTCGCGCCCTGGATCTTGGCCACCTGGTTGATCTTGTCAGCTCCCAGGCAGTAGACCTTCTTGCCAAAAAGGTCGGCCGTGTTGTCGCTCCTTATCATGCCGACCATTCTCTCGCCGTAGATACCGCGGAGAGGGTCGAGGATGTTGCGGGAGAGCGTTCCGCGTGTGTTGCCGATCAGGGTGATCAGGCCGGCGCCCGTGCAGGCGCGGATCCTTTTCGGCAGCATGTAAAAGTCGAGGAAAGTCTTGCCCGATCCGGTCGCTCCGGTCTTAATATTCCACCGTCGCGAAGCGTTCCTCCAGTAGTCGAGCTGCATCTCCGAGAAGTTCAAGCTCTCGCTCATTTCTTCGTCGCCAGCTTGTCGATGGAGCCGATCAGCTCGTCGAGCTTCTCCAGCTCACTCTCGTCAGTGTAGAGAACCTTGTCGCGCCATGCTTCCGGCTTCCGGTTCTTCAGCCAGAAGATCTGCGCAGTCGTGTCGGCCGGAACGTGGACCTCTTCGACTGTTTCAACGATCTCTTCATACTCGCGGATCTTTTTGCCCGTCTCGTCGTTGTACTCAACCTTCCGGACCTTGATCGGCTTCTTCACCTGCACGGTGTAGCCGCAGGCCTTCTTGAAGAGTGCGTTCTCGACGATGCGATCCACGACTTCCTTGCTATTTTTTAAGGCGTCGGCAATTGACGGGTATTTTTTCTTCCATTCGTGAAGCGTGTCTCTGCAGATCCCCATGTTGTGAGCAATCTGCTCCTCTGTCAGGCCATCACGCGCCCAGCCTTCAATGCGAAGCAGGCCGTCGTCTGTCAACCACGCCTCGTACTTTGTCTTTCTGGCCACGCGATCACCTCCTTCCCATCTTTCAAAAATGGGCTCCAGAGAAGACGCCCGGAGCCCGCGCGCCAGGAGGATATGCAAAAAGCGAGCCCTGGGTGGATGTCCCTCGCTCGCTTTTCATACTTGTCCACGCTATAATTTTACGATAACGCGACTCTATTGTCAACATTTTGTGGATAATTCTGTGGATAAATACCACATTTTGCTTACAGCAGGCCGTCAAAAATCTCGCACGCTCTTTTATGATCTGCGAAGACGGTGCTCTGACCTCTGTGAACGGCAGCAGCCACATCCCGCCACTGCAGGCCGTCGATATATCTCAGGATGATCACCCTGCAGGCCTGCTCGTCCAGCTCCCTCCTGGACAGATCTGCGACTTCCTGCCTCCTTAGCCGAAGCAGCTCTCTGAGGTCTTCGATCTCCTGATCAAGCTCGTCGACCTCTCCCATGATCTCGCTCATGCGGTCACTCGGAGATGACTGGACTCGTGGCGTGTCGTAACGGATAGCCCCGGGAACCATCGCTAGGAGCCTCTCCGTCCTTTTTCTCTTTTTCGCTTGTATTTGCTCAGCCGTGAACTTCGGCCCGTTCAAAAACTCGTACACTTTGTCCGTCATCGTGGCCCACCTCCTACTCGTCCATCTCCCAGATCATCAGATCCTTCGCCAGCGCGTAACCATATTCACGCTGGGCTCCTTTTGACTCCCTCCATCCCGGAAGAAGCACAAGGCACTGGGCCAGGTCGATCAGATGCAGGTCTATGCTCAGATACTCCTCCCAGGTTGTTGACTCCAGTGGGAGCACCTCGCAGAGCTCCGCCGGGTTGATGATGTCCATGATGCCATCAGCTCGTAGTCGCTCCGCTGCGTTTCTGAAGTTGTCGCGATAGTTCTCCACGCCCGTGATCGGGCCGCTTAGATATACCCTCATTTTGTCGTTTTCCTCCTCTTCTTGGCTGCCGCCTGCTTTAGTCTTACCACTGCCAGACCTGCTTCCGTCAGATCCGGATCCTCGAACCGGTAGCCGTATCTTGTCAAGGCGCTGTTCTCGCCTTTTGTGATCATCATCAGGTTGTCGATGTCGCAGTTCAGCTTGTTGCTGTCCTTGAAGGTGATCATCATGCCCTCAGGGATCGGGCCGTTGTGTTCTTCCCAGACTGCTCGGTGTAAG